TCGGCGGGATTGACCGGAGCATGGCAGCCATGCGCGGGGACGGCTGGGGCAGCGCGGAGATTGTGACGCTGGCGGATGCCACGGAAAAGCACATTCGCGAGATTGCGGCGTTACGGGAAAGCGGCAAGAAAATCGTCGGCTTGCCGACGGGCTTCACTGACCTTGACCTGATGCTTGGGGGGCTGCGGAACGGGGATTTCTGCATTCTGGCGGCAAGACCGAGCATGGGCAAGAGCGCGCTTGCCTTGGACATTGCGAAGCACGCGCAGAAAAGCCTGACGGAGCAGGCGGACAGGGTGGTTTTTTTCTCACTGGAGATGCCGGACAAGAGCCTCGGAAACCGAGGCTACACATCGGAATTTCTGATTGACAATGACCGCTTTGCGGTGGGGGCGAACGATGCGGCATGGCAGGAGACGCTGCGCGGCGTGGAGGAAAACCGCGCGGACTACGAAAGCGGCGCAGGGCGGATGATCATCCGAGACGAGACGGGGCAGACGGTGGAAAAAATGAGCGCATTTCTGCACGGCTTACAGGGGCAGGGGATACGCCCCCGGCTGATTGTGGTTGACTATTTGCAGCTCATCGTGAGCAAGGGGCAGGACAGGGTGCGCGAAGTTGGCGCAATCAGCAGAGGGCTAAAGCAAATGGCGCGAGACTGGGACTGTCCGGTTTTGGCACTTTCCCAGCTGAGCCGAGGACCTGAGACGCGCGCCGACCACAGACCGATTCTTTCGGATTTGCGGGACAGCGGCGACATTGAGCAGGACGCGGATGTGATTCTTTTCCTCTACCGTGACGAGTATTACTACCCGGACACGGAGAAGAAGAACACGGCGGAGCTGAACATTGCGAAGCAGCGAAACGGCCCGACCGGCACGATTGCGCTGACATGGATGCCGAGAAGCACGACCTTCCGCAGCGCGGCAGGCTTCCGGGAGACGAAGGAAGCACCGCCAAAGGAATGGGTGCAGGAACATCTTTGATTTCAAGGCGGACGAGGTGATAACATGAAAAACGAGAAGCAGGAAAGCCCGGCGGCAGAAATTCTCTGGCTGCGAGGGCTTCGCGCCTTTGTGGCGGAAAACAGTACAGAGCGGCTTTTGGTGGAGGCGGATGCCCTAGATGCGGCACGCGCGGAGACGGAGGCGGACAAGCAGGCGCTTTTCCTGCGGACGCTTACGCTGATAGAGAGAGGGGAGAAGGCGGACTTTTACAGCCGAGTGCTGCAATATGCGGAGCTGAGAGAAAGAGGGGAGAAGGGCGGCGCGGAGCAGGCAATCCGCAGGCATTGGGGGGAGCTGCAGCAGATGGAAAGAGGGATTTCGGAGCATTATGAAAAGCTGAGGGAGGGGTGCAGGTGACGACGAAGAAAGAGATGGCGCGGCTGATAGAGCAGATGGCGGACACACCGGAGGCAACGCAATGGCTGCGGGAGAGAAACGAGGCAATGCGCAGGAGCCTGCGGGACATTTCACTTTCCGCAGTGCAATATGACGCAGCGGGGGGCAGGAGCGGACACGGGGACAGCACAGCCGAGAAGGTTTTGAAGCGAGCGGAGACAGAGGAGCGGATCCGCACCAACGAAAGAGCGATTCGAGACAGGCTGCGGCTGCACTCTGACCTCAGCCTTGTGATGGCGGAGGCACTGACAACGGAGGAGCGGACGATCATCTGGGGGAAGCATGCGGAGCATCTGGCATGGGAGAGGATTGCAAGGAAGGCGAGACTTTCCAGAACTGCCTGCTTTCGGAAGGAGGCGGAGGGGATGGAGAAGCTTTGCAGGGTTTGGGATGAGAGAAAGGAAAAAGAAAAAAGCAAGGACTGAGGTGTCCTTGCTTTTTTGGTGAGACATTTTTTTATTGAGGCGGATTTTTATTTTATGGTAAAATGAAACAATAAACGGAGTTATATTATGGAGGTGAAGAATATGCAAGAAAGATGCGACATGAAAGAGATACAGAAGATGCTAGGTTCTTTCAGTTGTCCGGAGTTAGCGGAATTGAATGCGCTAGCAACAAAATATAAAATGAATTTTGCCGATTTGGGAATAAAAAGAGATTTGATTGATCCGAAATTAAAGGATAACCTAGAGGAAATATCAAAAGTAATGCGTTTATGGAGAGAAAATATAGATTTTCAATCATTGGAAAAGACAATAGAGACATTCAAGACAAATAATTTTCTTGAAAGTCCTGAATATAGTGCTTGGATTAAGAAAATAGAGGAAATTGTAAAACCGGGTGCAGCTTTGCAAAAATACTGGAAGGGTGTACTGGATACGATGCAAGAAGTGGCTCCCCATAACCCGAATGCGGTGGCAGATTATCTCGAATCAGTAGGGAAAGAGTTTGATTGCTCTGTTGTTCAAGAAGAAATATCTTTCAGCGAAGATGAGATAGAACATATTTCTTCAGAAGAATTTACAGAGGCTTTTAAAGAACAGCTTGAAAACCCGGAAGGATTTCAGGAACGGGTTGCGAATTGGACAGAAGAAAAGAAAAAAGAATACTATATTTTATGGAAAGTATTTAGTATTGTGTTTCATATTATATATGGTGTAGCACTGCTTCCTTGGTTGCAAAGTCTTGTAAATCCAAGGTGAAGTTAAGAAGAAAATGAAAAAGTCAAGGACTGAGGTGTCCTTGCTTTTTTGTTGAGACAGTCTATTGACATTATCACTAAAGTTAGTGATGGCGGTTTGTGCATATTGTCACTTGAAATAGTGATATACTTTTGTTATGATAAGAATACGAAAGGAGGAGGTGCATAAAATGGGTATCAGCTATGACAAAATGCTGAAGCTATTCCAAGAAAGGGGTATCACAAGCTACACGATGAGGAAAGAAAAAATCATCGGGCAGGCAACTTGGAAGAAGATTCAGGAGGGCGGAAACATTGACACAAAGAGTCTGGGTGCCTTATGTGGGTTTCTGGACTGCCAGCCGGGGGATTTACTGGAATATGTGAAGGATTGAAAGGAAGTGGATGGAATGAGTGAGAGAGAAATGGCGGCAAGCTTACTGGAAAGAGTACCGGATTACAAGATGGGTTATGTATTGGCATATTTACAGGGGATAACAGCGGACGAGGCTGCGGATGATGCTTTTTGCGAAAGGATGTACGAAAGCTATCTGAATGACCCCGACCCGGAGAAAGACGTTACCTATTCTTTAGAGGAGTGCAAAAAGGAATGGGGGCTTGATTGATGTACAGAATCATCATCAAAAAGAGGGCGAAGAAATTCATTGACAAGCTGCCCAAGCAGGAGAAGCTCCGCCTTGTAACAGCCATTGAAGAATTACCGAACGGCAGCGACATTAAGAAAATGAAAGGGCATGACGACCTGATGCGGCTGCGGGTGGGTGATTATCGTGTAGTTTATACGGTAGACAACGGAGAATTGATTGTATTAGTAATTGATGCAGGAAACAGGGGAGAAATTTACAACAGATATTGAACGGAAAGCGCTGCGGAAATGCAGCGCTTTTTTATTTTCTGCTGCGGAAATGCAGCGCTTTTTTATTTTCTGCGAAAAAATGTACGATTTGGGACGATTTGGGACGATTTGGAACGATTTTGTACGATTTGGGACGATTTGGTACGATGGATATGATAGAATGATAGTAGGGAGAGCTCGCGAGGGTTCTCCTGTTTCATTTTATTCTTTTATCCTCCTTAGTAGCGGAAGGCGGCTGCCGATTTCGGCGGCTGCCTTCCCTGCATAAAGAGGGGGGAGGGGCTGCATAAAATGCGCCGACGCGGCATTTCAGGGGGGTTATTTAACTCTTTGGGGAAGTGTTAAGCAGAGGCGGCGAAAAAAGGGTTTCTTCCTAATAAGGGGGAGAAAAAGAAATATTTAACACAATATTATGTTATGTTAAATAAAAAAAGAGCGAGGAAAGTGGCGAAAAGCATTGAAATTTCGGGCTTTCTTGGCTCTTTTGCATATATGCGGAAAAATGCAGGCGGAAATTTATGCAAAAAAAAATCGGCACCGAAAATGGCAAAGTGCCGAAAAAAAGGGGGGTGAAAAGGTGGCGAGCAGCAACGAAAAAAAGATATATGAAAACATGAAAAGCCTTGAAGAATGGGCGTTTGCGGGACTTTCACAAAAAGAAATGGCGGAGATGCTGGGAATGGCATATTCTACTTTTAGGAAACTGAGAGGGGAAATTCCGGCACTTTCGGCACTCTTGAAAAAAAGTGCCGATTTTTTAAAAGCGGAGCAGAAGAAGGAAATTGAGAAGGTAGAGGTTTCGCTTTTAAACCGATGTCTGGGCTACAACGCGGACATCAGGAAGCACATGAAGGTGAAGAAGCCGATGCTGGGGGCAGACGGCAAGGTTTTGACGGACGCGAACGGGAAGGTCATCACGGAGGAGGTGCTGGAGGAAGTGACGGAGCAGCAGCACATCCCGGCGGACGTGGGGGCAATCAAATTTTATCTTTTGAACAAAGCAAAGGACAAATGGAAGGAGAACCCCGACAGGCTGGAACTGGAGAAAAAGCGCGTGGCGAATGACACGAAGCGGACGAAGCTGGCGGAGCAGGCGGCGAGCGGCGGCGTGAGCGGAAAGACGATAGAAGAAATCTTAGAGGAAGCGGAAAGCGGTGGAGCAGATGCCGAGGTATGACGTTTTACGAGATGCGAAGAAATACATTGAAGCCTTTCTTTGCATCAAGACAAAGGAAAGCAAGATTGTACCCTTCCGGCTGAACTCTGCGCAGAAGCGATTATATGAGTGCATCAAGGAGCAGCAGGCTGCCGGCAAGCCGATCCGCATTATCATTTTGAAAAGCAGGCAGATGGGGTTTTCCACGCTGACGGAGGCGTTGATTTATTACAAAACGGCGACCAGAAGCAACGTGAACAGCTTTATCATCGCGCACAAGGACGATGCGACCACGAACCTTTTCAACATGAGCAAGCTATTTCAGGAGAGAAACCCGGCGAGACCGCTTTTAAAGAACAGCAACGCCAAAGAACTGATTTTTGAGAATCCCACGAAGAACCGGAGGGAGAAGGAACGGCTGCCGGGGCTGAAAAGTAAGATAAAATGCGCGACAGCCGGGGGGAAGGGTGTTGGGCGAAGCGACACCTTAACAAACGTGCATGCCTCGGAGCTTGCCTTCTGGCCGGGAGCGATTGCGGAGAC